TATATTGACCCGGACTTAAATTGTTTAAATCTGATTCTGCTAATAGCAATTCTGCTTGGCCTTTTTCTAACATAGGTTTAGCATACTTAGTTAGCACTCTTTCATTAGTTGCGTATTTGATGATATCTGCTCTAACCTCAGTGTTGTAAACGTTTTGAAGTTTTCTATCTTGGTCTCGTAGACTAATAAAAAACTTATTGTCCATTCCTTTATGTGCTACAAATTCTTTTTTGTTCATAGTTTTGTTATCCAGAAAAAGGTTTTCTTGCTTTTTTACAAGGTCTATTTTGTTTATTCTGTAAGAATATAGTGTTATACTGCTCATACATGCTCATTCCTTCCTTAATATTTATCATTTTCTTTATAAATAAAACTTATGCAGGACCAAAAAGAGATAGAAGAAAATTTTCCATTCTTCACCATGATAACATCTGGTGGAAAGGACTATTTTGGCATAGTACAAAACCAAGATAATACTGTCACTTCTTTTTACGATTATAACAAACTAGGCTCACCCGAAGAGAAAAAAGAATTTGTTTCTCTAGCAGAAACATGGTGGTGGGAATCAAACAGACAAATACCCATTGATATATTTTTATTCCAGGAGATGCAATTGTTTAGGCGTTGCTTACGAACGTTTAATAACAAGGATGTTGAAGTGCAGTTTGGACCAGTTACTAGTATTCAAAAAATAGTTAAGAAGAGAATAAAAAGACGGACTATTCAGTTAGTCAAGAAAGATCAGTAACAATCTTATTTAATTGTACTATTATTGCCATTGCGTAACTAAACGCATGTGATTTTTTAAAGAAGTACGAATCGTTTTCAGGCTTTAACCAGACCTGCGATTCTATCTCTTCCCAACTTTTACCAACTAGATGTCTTTTACCTGGCCTAATCATTGCTAATATCATTGCTAATTGTTCTATGTTTGTAGGCATGTGCTTTTGTATAATGTCATAATGATTATTGACATGGAATAGTTGTTCTACAATTTCTTTATGACCAAAGAGGTTCCACATTGGTTCCATGGCGCAAAGGTCATCTAATTCTCCTTCGGTGCTAATCCCTTTGTACACACTATTGTTTAATACATCTAATTTAAAATAACCTATATCTTCTGCTTCTTTGTGGTCTATATTTGATAAGCCTGTAAGCGGATCATGGGGTATAGGCTGTATATAAACGCCTGTGTTGTGTTTTTCCATGCCACCTGGACGTTTGATACTACCTTTAATATGCCTAAGCACAGACAACAGATTATCTCTGTTCTCCATATCAATGTCTACGTCAAAATCAATCTTCACTGAATAATAAACTCCACTTCATTAGTTTTTCTTTTTTAACTGCCATACGTTTTTGTATTTGTTCATCAGTAACAAGACCGCCATCTTTGAGTATTTCTATCATACACATAACGTCACCTATCTCTTCTTGTAACTGCTTTGTATCACATGGCTCATCAAACCGGATCATCTTACTACATGCCTGTATTAGTTCACCACATTCTTCCATTGTGATTACTAACATTTCTTCTTTCTTTTTCATATCTCTTTATTTTTAAATTCTTCTGCTAATGGAAATATTTCTGCTATAACGTCTGCTACAGCATGAGCAATATCCATATGCTCTTGTTGTGTGCCATTGGCACCACGCAATTCAATGTAGTGTATCCAACTACGCAACGTACCGTTTACATACAAGCGGCTTAACGTGTTTCCTTCCGGTAGTACTGCTCTTGCCTGCTCTTTGGCAATACCGTTGCTTAGAGCGTAATTGTATGCTTCTAAGGCGGTGTCTATAACCTTCTGTTGCATGTCTGCCCAGCCGTGATGTAATAAACCGTCATCAGTAGCAATACTGTTCTGTCTGTTCTTGGGGTCTTGTAAACGTGCTTCACGTATTTCAAAGTCCAAGTCTTTTGTTGGGTCAGCATAACGTTGACTAAACTCTTGGAAACTAAAACTCCTATGACGTAACAGTTGTCTTGCTATGTCTCTGGTTGTTTCTACTTCCAAACAAACACTAACCATTTCAAGTGGTGACCAATGTTTGTGTTTCATCAAATACTTCACAAGTTTTTCATTTGTTTCTGTGTTGTTTTGATTGCTTGGATTACTTACCCTGGCGCAATATGCCACTAAGTCTAATGCGTCTTGTGGTACTGCTACTTTAGGTGTTTGACTGTGACTGATTAATTTTATTTTCATAAGTTTGAGGCCTCTACTATGTCCTGTACTAAGTTTACTTCTTCTGGGTTTTTCAAAAATATACGTCTCCAAAACATTGGTTCCGCAATATCTTTAATTAATGATATCTGTTCTTGATTGAGGCCGCCCCATAAGTCTTGTCCGCTTTCGCTTAAGAATATAAGCCAGGGTGATATCTTGCCGCCTCTAATATGATGTATTGCTAGTTGCGGAGATACTTCTCTAAAATAATTATTCCAAGTGTTATCTTTTTCTTTTGCCCAACTTTCCATACATTTGATACTACGTTCTATTCCTCTTTGTGCTGGCTCTTTCTTTATTAATTCTTTCATGTAGGAATCATATACAGCATCTTTTACCCAATCTGAAAGTTTTACACTTTCTCTGATTAAATGTTCTGCGTATTTTTCTGGTTCTAATAATTCTTCGTTTACCATCTTTCTGCCAAACTTAACAAAACCAGCATAGTATTTGCTTGTAGCAAAATCGTCATATGATTTTACTTTGGCATTTTGCATATTGATTTCATAAAATTTTTGATATGTTCTAAATGCTAATCTTACATGTGTTAGATCTTTGTCTACAAAACGTCTTTTTTGCGAACACATATGAACATTGATTGTGCGTTCAGATGTAAATTCTCTATCACAATACTTACAAGTAAAACTCATTTAAAAGCCTCGTCTAGTGTTTTATCATCGACGCCACTTTCTATTGCTACTTCTTTTATTTCGTCATTGGAATTCATTTTTAAAAATAATTCAATTTCATCATTCTTTAATAGCGGAAATAGTTCTCTTACTAATTCTTCGACTTTATTCTTTTTTCTTTTTGCTTTAGGTACTTTTACAAAAGGATGAAACTGAACTTTTCCTGTGCCTGCTAAACACATTAACTTCCATTGTAGTTCTGGGTGTTTACTTATATCACTCCAATGGGTGTTCATAAATTCATTTACCATTACAAGATAATGCCCAGCAAATTTACCTTGTACACTACTAGCATATCGTTGTGTCATCCACAAGTTTAAACTCTTGCGTTGCTCATCTGTAAGATTAGTGTAGTAGTTGTAGTCCTTTCGGTCGACAGCCGCCATAATATCTTTTATCTGTAGTAGTGGCTTCTTTGCCATTATTCACCTTCGTATTCTATAAGGGCACCAGCATTGTATCCTTGCTCAGTTATTTTAACAAATCCGCCTAAGTCTGTCAAGTCAATTATTGCTAATACAGTAATATTATTTTTAGGTACGCCAAAGTTTTCGTGTACTAAATCAGCACAGGCAAGTGCTGTACCGCCAGTAGCAATTAAATCATCTATAATTACTACATTATCTTCTGGAACTAGGTCTGTGTTCTTTTGTATTTCTAAACTAGTGCTACCGTACTCTAAATCAAAATCTCTTTTGTATGTTTCGTTTGGTAACTTGCCTGGCTTTCTTGCCATTATAAAAGGTAAGTCTAGATCTCTGGCAATAGGAGCACCAAACACAAAACCTCTGCTTTCGATACCAACTATCTTAGTTGCTTGAAATGAAAGACTGGTTAAGTCTACTAGTGCTTTATTAAATGCCAGTGGGTTTTCTATAAGACTTGTAATATCTCTAAACTGTATACCCGGAATAGGAAAGTCAGGTACTGTCCTGACTGCCTTCTTTAAGTCTTGCCAAAATTCTTTCATTAAAATAAATCAACTTGTTCCCATGGCATTGTGGTGTTACCAAAATGGCCATAGTTAGTAGTGTCTGATAGTTTAATATTAAATAAATTAAATTTAGTAATTATACCTAAAGGTGTCAAGTCAACTTTTTCAATTAGTTGCTCTGCTAAGTCTGGTCTAACTCTACCGTCAGCATATACATACACACTTGTTGGTTCTTTAACACCAATAGCATAACTTAGTTGTACTGTACAGTTATCTGCTTGGCCTGATGCTACAATGTTCTTTGCCAAGTATCTAGCCATATATGCGGCCGATCGGTCGACTTTAGTACAGTCTTTACCTGAAAAAGCACCGCCGCCATGTGGAGCATACCCGCCATAAGTATCCACAATAATTTTTCGTCCAGTAAGTCCTGTATCTCCATCTGGTCCTCCTATTACAAATTTACCTGTTGGATTAATTAGGTATTCGGTTCTGTCATCAATTGGCGCACCTGCTTCTTCTAATGATGATATTACTAACTGCTTAATTTTATTCCTTGTTTCCTCTAATGAAAATTCTTCTGTGTGTTGACTGCTACATACTACCCTACTAACTCTAAGTGGATGGTTAACTTCGTCATATTCCATTGTTACCTGTGCCTTACTATCAGGCCCAATCCAATTAGCACCACTGCGTCTTTCACTTGCTACATGTTGTAAGATCTTGTGGCTATAGTAAATAGCACTTGGCATAAAGTCTTCTGTTTCTTTACAAGCATAACCAAACATTAGTCCTTGGTCGCCAGCACCAAAGTCATCAGTGCCTAAAGCAATGTCCGGTGATTGACCGTGTAACTCGTTATAAATTTTTAGTTTATCCCAATGAAATCCGTCTTGCTCGTAGCCTATTTCCCTGACGGTTCCCTTTACAATTTCTCTAATGTGTTCTTTATTAATTGGTACAGCACTTTTATATTCGCCTGCTATAGTAACCATATTTGTTGTTACTAATGTTTCCACAGCCGCTCTGTGGCTACTGTTGCCTGCTATAATATAATCAGCAATTCTGTCAGATATCTGATCTGCTATCTTATCTGGGTGTCCTTCTGACACACTCTCGCTTGTAAATTCATACATCTTACTCTCCTGTGTTTAGCCTAAGCCTTGTCTTATTAAGTCATCTTCTTTAACAAAGATGCCGTCTACCATTCTTCCTTTTCTATCTTTAATATCGTTATATGCTTGATCAAGGCATTCCGTAATACTAATATCATTGCGTTCAGCAATATTAATTAATACTACAATCATATCACCAATGTCGTCTCTAATATCTCTACCTTTACATACATTATCACTAAGTTCGCCCATCTCTTGGATAAGTTTTGCTAGTTGATCTTTGTCTGTTGCTCCATCAATTAAGTTACGATCTCTGTGCCATTGCTTAATGTCGTTTGTGCGTTCAATCATTAACTGTGTTTCAGCATTTGCCATTATAATTTTCCTTCTTCTCTCATTTGTTCACGTATTTTAGTAGCACTGATATCGTGTATAGCATCGTCAAAAACTTCTTGTTCAATTTTATAACCAACATCTCTACCGTACGTTATGTTTAAGAGGTTAGGTACAACCTCTATTTTTACCTTGCCAGCAAAATTACACAAACTCTGTTGTAAGTTTTCTATAACTTCATGTGCTGGAAAAGGATTCTTTTCATCAGTTGGCATGTCTCTAACCATTAAAAATACTTGATTGTGTTTAGCCAATGCTCT